GGCGGGGCGGGCGGAAATGGTCAAGCCGGAGGAGCTGGCGGTGCTGGTGGAACTGCAGGAACTGCGGGGGCTGCTGCTGCTGCTGGTTCGTGTGCTGCATCAATGGCAGGAGTTGTAGGTAAGGTCGGCGGCGCTGGCAGTACTACTATTGGCGCAAATGGCGCTGTAGGTAGTAATGGACTACTTTGCTCAAACTCTATCATCGGAGCCATAACAGGTCAAGCCGGTACTGTCGGTGGCAGAGGTGGCAATGGAACCTCTGGGGTTGGGGGTATATCGGGCGCTGGTGGAGCTGGAGGAAACCGAACGGCTATATCATCGGCAACCGGTGATGTGCGTGATCTGCTGGCTCTGCTTAAATGGCGAGCAGTAACTGCTGCTTTTGGCGGCAATGGCGGCCAAGGCGGGTCAAGTCCAGGGTCAGGTGGTGGTGGTGATACAGTACCTAAGGGTGGTGGCGGCGGCGGTTCTGGCGGCAGTGGTGGTAATGGCGGCAACTATGCCGTATTCGCCTATGAGTTGATTGGTGAGGGCGCTATTGAAGCCCTTGGAGGATTAGGTGGCAATGGCGGTAATGGCGGCGCAGGGCAAGCGCCAGTTCCAGGCGAAGGAACCGGCGGCGGCGGCGGTGGCGCGGGCGGCAACTGCGGTGATGGAGGAATCTTGGCCGTGATTTACCATACAAAATCTGACAATATCATTTTTGATGTATCGGGCGGTTCAGTCATTGCTTCAGGTGGTGTTGGCGGCGCTGCTGGCGGTACCGGAGTAGCAGGAGCGACCGGTCAAAATGGCAAGCTGGGCCGCGATGGAATATTGATTGAGATGGTGATCTGATGAAGCGAGAATACTCTGACAAGCAAATGAAACATGATCTCGTAAAAGAAAAGCGTGAGAAGAAAAAGCTTGAGAAGAAGAAACGGAAAGCAGAGACTAAATGCTGACAACTCTAGCGGATGTAAAACTATATCTCGGTGCTAAGGCTGCGGATTATACGGATGCTCAGATAACAGCGATGGTCAATGCGGCTTCGGTTGCGATCAATAAATACTGTGACCGTGTGCTTGAAGCGACTGACTATGCCGAATGGTTAGATGGTTCAGGCGAGTATAAGCTCAGGTTGACACAATACCCGATCATTACATTACGTCGCGTCCTCCTCAATTCATTTGAAAGCATGACTTTGCAGAATAGCGCGGTCGGCGCTTTCGGTGCAAGCGTTTCGGTAAATAGCGGCAATCTGAACCTAACGGTAGTTGGTGGGGCAAGTGCTGGCACGGATACATTGACACTTGTAACCTATACGACGCTGGCATTGCTAGAGGCCGCTATCCTGGCGCTTGGTCATGGTTGGTCTGTAACGGTCGCAAGCGAAGCAAGGCCGAAGGATTTACGAACTATCGGACTATCCGGCGCGTTTTCTACTGCGGTCGGTCTGGAATCACCTGATGAGACTCAAACAATCGACGTGAATATAGATACACCTTCCGGCTTACTCTACGCTAGTGCTGGATGGCCATTGGGAACACAAAATGTATTTGTTGATTACCGGGCAGGTTATGAAACGATACCGGAGGATTTGGCGTTTATAGCGATTCGGCTTGCCAGTGACCTGCTCAACTCGACACAGATCAATCCCGATCTTGAGAGTGAACGGCTTGGTGATTATTCATATAAGATCAGGGCTGCTGCAAGGGGATTGCTTGCTCAGAAATATTCGGTCGAACTTGCTGATTACAAGAGGTTAGCATTGTGAGCTTTGCGGGACTTATGAACCGAACGGCGAACGTCCTTCGCTTAACCACTAGCATTGATAAGGTGGGCGGTGAGACGCGCAAGTGGGCGACGGTTAAGGCCGACCTACCCTGCCGTATAGCGCCGCTCTCAGGGCGTGAACGTGCGATGTTCGGCGGCACGGGCGTGTCAGTTACCCATAGGATGTATTGCTCGCCTGCTGATATAACGGAAGTCGATGAGATTGAGTCCTCCAGCACACGATACAAGGTTATCTATGTCGGCGGTGATAGCGCAGGCCATCACATGCAGATTGATCTTTCGGAGTTACGTCATGGCAACTAATATGAAATGGTATGGTAAAGACTTCAAAGACGATTTGAATAAGGTGATTCGGGCGAAGTTGACCACCTGCGGGGAGATCATCATATCCGATGCACAAAGATCAATGATGGAGCCGAAGTCGGGTGTTCCGGGGCCACAAACGACACGATCCGCTCCTGGTGAAGCCCCGGCGGTGCAGACAGGAATATTGAAAGAATCGTTAGCGCAAGAGCCGCTTGAAGATAGGGTCGGTATACGGGTTGGCACAAATAAAAGGTATGGACTTTACCTTGAACTCGGCACACGGCGCATGAGAGCCAGGCCGTGGATCAGACCTGCGCTTGATCGATCCACAAAGGCGATAAGGGTGGTGTTCAGTAAAATATGACAGAACTCTTTGAAGCTATAAAGAACTACTACGAAAGCCAGCCGATTCACGAACGTGCTGGCTTATTTGCGTACAGTGCGCCACAAGGGGCGGTATTGCCCTATGTAACTTACATGCTCGTTACGTCAAAAACTGATGAGGAATCATTTGACGCAAGGCCGGAATCGCCGCTTGTGCAATTTTCAATATGGAGTGAGAACTCCACTCCACTCGAAGCAATGGGACTTCGGGATATATTCGTGAGGTCATTCGACATTGCCAGCCTTTCGATAACAGGTTGGTCTACTATCCGTTGTAAACGTGAGACTGAGAACCTGGTAGAAGACCCGGACGGCGGTTTCACGTATCACATAGACTATCGAATCTTAATGCAGAAAATCTTATAAGGAGGATTTATTATGCCTGCAAACGATACACTTGCAGTTTCGATCTCTGCTGCTATGAATTGGGTATTTAGCGATACCACGGATGTTTTGGCTTCGACGCCACGGGATGCTCAAACTATCTCTCCTGTATATACGTGGCCTGATGGAACCGGCGCTAATGCAGCCGATATGATCTGGAGGGATGCACGGACGCTAGCAACCGGTGCTGACGAAAGCCTTGATCTATCCGGGGTACTTGAGGATGTTTTCGGAAAGGTCTGTGCTTTTGCGCGGGTCAAGGCATTACTTATCTGGAATACTAGTACGATTGCATCCTCGATATTAACGGTTGGCAACGGTGCAACTCCCTGGCAAGGATGGGTTTCCGCATTAGGGTCAGTAACTGTGCGACCAGGCGGGATGCTTCTGCTGGTAGCGCCGGATGCTACGGCATGGCCAGTAGTCGGCGGCGCATCAGATATACTCAAGATTGCAAACGCTGCCGGTGGGGATGCCACTTATAAGATCGTCATAATCGGGGCGAGCGCCTAAAAGGAGGCAATGACAAATGGCAAGATATGCTGGAACTAATGCTGATTTCTGGGTCGGTGGAGCAAACGTCGGCGGTGTCAATAAATGGGCGCTGGATGATGAGGTTCCTGAACTAGATGTAACGGGATTCGATACTATATCTCCTCGTGGAGAGTTTATCGCAGGTAGACCGGGAACGACAGGCAGTTTTAGTGGACACTGGGAATCCACAGAAGCCTTATTGTCCGGTGCTCCACCTGCGTTGAGTGCTGGAATGACCGGCGTAGTAGTAAGGGCTTACCTTAACAGCGGCGGTCAATTCTTTGATCTCATCGTCAACATCACGAATATGCACTATGAAGCTGACGAGGGCGGCATAGTTGATTTTAGCGGAACATTCCGCGTCACTACATTGACAGCTTACCCAGTCTAATAGGAGAGTAGAAAATTATGTCAGACGCTATGCAAATAGCAGGAACTTCAATAGACTTCAAACTGGGGGAGAGGACTTACAAGTTCTCTCCCTTAACTTTGGGGGACATTGCCGATTTCGAGTCATGGGTCAAAGGTAGACGGCTCAAAGAGGCGCTTGCAGCACTCGGCGATACTACCGCGGCTGAACGTGCTCAGATGATTGCTCAGATGATAAATAGCAATGACCCGATGCTCGTGCAGTCCGAAATGAGCAGCATGGCAGGTGTCCAGCACCTTCTATACCTCAGTTTGCGCCATGCCGCGCCGGAAATCACCGAGGAAATAGTCGGCGATAACGTCAGTATGAACAATATTGACGAACTGAACGCCTTGCTCGATGCTTTGATGAGCGATGGCGTGAAGGAGAAATCCAACGACCCCCCGGCACAAAAGCCGCCTGCTGGACAGCCATAGTAGTGCGGCTTTGTGAGGTTTACTACTACACTCCACAGCAGTGTATGGATTTGACGTTGTTTCAGATCCGCTCGCTCTTAGCGGGTAGCGAAGAAGCTGTTAAGGCCGAGAAGAATAGGAAGCGCAGTATGGCAACTCCTGAAGCTCGTGCGTTTATGGATAAGGTCGAGAGTTGGAATCAATAAATGGGTAAATTAGCTGAAGCCTATGTAGACTTAGTAGTGCGCGACGCGGCGGCTATGAAGCAGCTTGATAACGTCAAAGCGAAGGTCGGCAACTATGCCGATGCTATGACCAAACGGTTCACCGCCGCGTTCCAGGGTAAAATGCCTGGAGCTGGCGGCGGTGGTGACACTGCTCCGAAGGTAGACACGTCCAGTTATAAGGCGCTTCGTGCTGAAATCGACATGCTCACGAAGGACGCCGCTGTGCTTCAGGCGATGTTGGTCAATACCGATCCTATTTCCGATAAGTGGAAAGGGTTGTCGGCTGATATAGGGGACATTGACAAACGGATCGCATTGCTCGGCGATTTGGCAAAGAATACCGTGCAGGGTAAAATGATCGCCTCGTTTGAGGCTTTGGGCAGCAAACTGAAGGTCATCGGCGGGTCAATGACGCGCTATGTAACGCTTCCGCTTATTGCCGTGGCCGTTGCAGCCATTGCAGTAGGGAATAAGTTCGGTATAACAACGGAAGCATCCGAGCGGATTAAGCAGTCATTCCAGCAGATTGCCTTAGAGATTGCAAAAGCATTACTACCATTTCTCAACGTACTCGCTAATATTCTCTCCACTGTCGCCAATACATTCAGCAAACTATCACCTGTAATTAAAACTGTGCTTGTAATAGTGGCAGGATTGGCGGCATTGGCGGGTCCAATACTATCACTTGCAGGGAACTTCATATACCTGGCGGGTGCATTAAGTAAAACGGCATTAGGGGTAAAGGTATTAAACATTGCATTGGCAACGTCAACAAAGGTGATGGCGGCGGTTCGAGTTGCTATTATGGCGTTAGAAGCTGCTATACCTGGCTGGGGTTGGGCTTTACTAGCTATCACGGCAATAGTTACGACCTTGATTGTCTATTGGGATAAGCTACGGGCGCTATTCGGCAAGAAAATGAAACCGGCATTCTCTCCAGAAGATGTAAAAACTATGGAGAAGATCAATCAACTAACAAAGGATAACGCAGTATCCAGAGCAGAGGCCTCCGGCGACTGGATTAAGGCGATGCAACTAGAGCGTGCTGATGAGTTGAAAGGTGTTAAGAACCACCTGCTGAAGCAGCAGATAAACGAGAAATACGACTTGGCTTATCAGGCGAAACTCCAGAGTATTGCTAAGGAGTCCAATGATAAGCTCATTGCTGAAAAGAATAAAACCTCTGACATTCTGGCGGATATAGAAAAGCGGCATGTAGGTAAGATTGCAGCACTAAGGCTTGATATGAATAAAGAAACGAGGGATGCACAAGCTGATGGTGCATCACTTGAGCATATACTCGCTATAGAAAAGGATTATGCAGACCAAATACAAACAGTAAAGGTGAATCAGGCTAAAGAGGAGTTACAGGCAAGGCGCGAGTTGTCTGTTATAACAATGCAGCTCAATGGACAAACCTACGCAGCCGAACGCCAACAAATTGCGATAACCAGACAAACTGCGATTGATGCACTTGTTGAGCGCCGGAAACTAGGAGAGGATGTAACACAACAGATTGCATTAGAAAACGCTAAAGCTGCCCAGTTGATGCAAGAACTGAATAAGAAGGAACTGGATAACAAAAAGGCTATGTGGCGCTCTGAGATAGCAGCATATCGTGAATACGAGTCAATGCGTTTGCGATTGTCTGGCAAGACGTATGATGCAGAAATAAAAGATGCTTATAATGCCACTAAAACCGAGATGGACTTATTAGATGAGCTTGCGGCAAAAGGTGAAGAAGTTTATAGTCGCCGGGAACTTGCCGCCGCTAAGTATTTCGAGACTGTGCAGAATCTCAATAGGGTTTATGCCGAGAAGGAGAAGGCTGCCGCAGAGGATAAACTGGATTTCACGCGGAACCTGATGGGGCAACTCCTTGGTATCACTAGAGGCGATTATTCAAAGCAGCTTTTCGAGATAAACGAGAGGGAAAAGAAGGCTAATGAGGACGCAGAGAAGCAGGCCAAAACCAAAGAGGAACTAACTTCGTATATCGCCGCAAATGCCGTTATTGCCGCAAGAGAACGGTTGGAGCTTAACCAGGCAGAGATTGATAAGACGAATGAACTGACGGAAGCCGAACGCGCACGCAAGCGCGAGATGGTCGGCTGGACTTCACTTGGCGATATTTACAAGCAAGCGATGGTCATTGGCGCTCGTGGCGCAATGGCTCCTCCATCGGTCAAAAGTAACTTAGATGAGAAAACGCTCGTAAACGCCGCAAGGGAACTCTCGGTACTTGAGAAGATCGCCGCGTCTACTGCTTTGACTGTTGGCAAACTCGATGCTGCACTGGGGTATAGCTAATGATAAGGGAACTCTTTACAGATCAATACCGTTCAGGTTCCGTCGAGTTCAGCACACAGGGCGCTCGCGGTATAAGGTATTTCGAGTGCGACTGGGATGAGAAGCTTTATGTCCGTCCACGGCTCGGTGAGCAGATGTATGATAACTTCCCATTGCTCGTATGCGTGGATTGCAGACTAGACCCGTTTCCCGGTTGCACTGTAGTCGATTTTGCGCCGGAGAAGTGCCTTATCACGGCGGAGTATTCTACGGTACTGCCTGCCGACCTGCCGCTTGAATGCTTCTCATTTGGTTGCGAGGTTTTGAATCTTGCAGAAGGTCGGCATTGGAGCGATGGCACACTGAATGAGCAACCGCAGGCGACCCCGTTCCCGATCTCTGAATATACGATTGAGCTGACGGTTGATACACTGCCGACCGATGTTATTTTGGCGCTTACCGGCAAAGTAAATAAATACGAGTTCGCAGGATGTCCACCTGAGACAATCTTGTTCAATGGCGCGAATACTAGAGCAGCTTATGATGATTCCGGTAATTGGCGGTATAGGATCGCTTATAACTTCACGTATAAGCCATACGGTCACAACTGGATATGGAATGCGGATAAGGCGGGTGGCGCTGATTGGGATTATTTTCAAGAACCGCTTTATCCGACTGCCGATTTCTCGATGCTGGGAATTAGGTTCAAGCGGTAAACAGCCCTATGCGTGAAGCCGAGAGCTTTGTCCCTGTGTGGGCAGGAGTTTCACAACGGAAGTCAGCTTCATATCAAGAATATTCTAGCACAAAAACAAGTGCAATGTCAAGTATGGAAGAGAGGGAGTCGGCTTTACTCCCCATAGCTAAATCTAGGGGTATCCAGCCGACAAAATTCGATGAAGACACTGCGTCGCGTCAACCGTGGCGATAAGCCGAAAGCCGATGATATAAACCAGTTTGTCGATGCTATCGAGGAAATTCGGAGGCTGACGGTCGGGGCAGGCTTAGAACTCCATCGTTCTTCGATGGGAACAACAATCTCGATCAAACAAGCAAAGCCGCAAGCTGGTTACTTCTGGGCAAAGATCGCCGGGTCTACCCCCGACGGTGCAAACCGATGGAAATACACATGGGAAGAAGTCGAGAAAACGAAAGCCGGATATACAGCGCTTGCGTGGACAAAGATTGAGGGCGGTAAAGAAGGTACGGCGGAGAACGGCAATTATGCGAGGAATCTGTCTGAGGTTATCAACCTAGAGTCGGGATTACTCGGAAATGGTGTGAATACCAGCAGTCTTGTAGGAACATTTAAGGTTATAGCTTGCCCAACTGGGAATCCTGTATTGATGCAGTCGATAAAGCTGCCTGATAACACGACCGAATACTGGTTCGATCATCAGAACGGTATAGACGGGAATTGTCCATGAGTGGTATAAATCTGCTGAAGTGCTGCTGTGTGCCGGATGATCCTTGTATATCTCTTAATGGATATAATTCAGCTTATTTCCTTAAACATCAATGGTATACTAAGCAACCGGTATATGATTGTTCTCATGCAACATTATTTCCATCATCAGCACATAGTGACATGTATCTTAACACACTACCTAATTATTGTGGCGCAGGTAGTAGGGAACCGTATATATGGAGGCCTTATGATGCATCATATGGTTACACTGATCCTTTACCTATCACGATTGAAGCAGTCTCTAAAACGATTATTATTGCTGACTATTTTACGGGGGATTGTACCAATATCGGCGCATCTATAAAACTCATGGTAGGTTACACTTGCAAACTACCTCCGTGTGGGCCAAGTGAACCCACCATAGCAAGCAAATGTTTTAATTTAGTATTTTACGATTGGGGTTGGGATATGATGGGGAATCAAAATAAGCCCGCACTAATATCCTTTCTCGGAAGTAGAATTATAATCAACGCTCCAGCTTATGACTTCAGACTTCATTATAATAACTGTGGTTATTTTTCTAATTTCAATCCTGCAGCATATTGGGTACAGCCATTTATAAGGATAGATGCACATTAGACAATGATACGAGCAAAGTTCGGCGAAGTAGATATACTGATTAAACAGAATGATTCCGGCGGACTAATTGTTTCCTCCGCCGGCACTGAACATGATCTACGAATATCATCTAATGCTTCTCAAGAAGAAATACGAGATGCACTGGAACATACGATAGGTAGCAAGGTGTTCCCTGAAAATGAACGTAAAGCATCCTGCCAACATCCTTCCCGTCGTTACGTCGGCGAGGAATCGGGCAAGAACTGTAAAGGCCAGCAGTATGAGCGTGAGCGCTGGCAATGTCCCGACTGCGGTGCAAGCTGGTTTGAGGGCGTGAGGTTTCTTCCGGTGAAAAAGTAGTATGACTGGAGTGCGATATGGTAAATGAAACAAAATTAAAGACCTGTCGGTCTTGTGGGAATAAATTCAATTATGAAGTTGCTCAACGCATGGCGAAATGTCCGTTTTGCCTTACTGTTCAGGATGTGCCATCGATGTGTCGGAGCTTTGGATTCAATCCCGGAGATCGTGAGAGTTGTAATAATTGCCCAGAAAAAGAGGAGTGCTTGACCGAAATGCAACGATTGCAGAAAGTGGTATAATGTTACGGGCTTGGGATTGGTAAGCTGTCAGTCCGACAAGGCATTATCCGAGATGCTGCCCATACTGATAACTCGGAAAATACGTTCGGAGGTATTTGGAAATGGCTGAAAAATCTAATATTGACGACCTCTTGGCTAAATGTGATGTAAACCTATTACGGGAAGCCCTCAAAATCGGCGCTGAAAAACACTACAATGCCACTGCACTTTTGCTTTGCATTTCCTCCCATATTGTTATGGGTTCGAGTGATGAGGTAGTTGCGGATTGGATTGAAGAAGCACGAGAGGAAATGCAAAGCAAAGATGCTGAATTGCATTGGCATAATGTCGAGTGTTTCGAGCGTGCTGAATCGGCAGGCGGTGAATAACATGCCAGCAAAGATAGAAAAGACAGCAGAGGAATATCTTCAGGGCTGGGCTAGAGACAAGATACTCAAGAGTTTTGGTGGCAATATCAACCGTTGGTTGCTGGAGCTGAAGGTTCAATCGCCCGAACTGGGAAGATGCACAATAGAAGCAAATGTTCTTTTCCTTGATACAACAACAATAGGAGAAGATCGTGAAGGCAATTGCTCAAGTATTAAAGGACGGTTGGGATTATCACTAACCGTCAATAGTCTCTTGGTTCAAGAGGAAGCAGATTGGAGCAAGCCAATTGACTTGACCATTAAGAATAAGGGAAGCGATGTAGTTATTCTTGCCGGTTCATTCTATCCATATAGATTTGAATCCAATAAAGGGAAAGATAAAACCTTCTTGAGGCTCAGGGGGGAATGCAGTGGTACGGTGGTTGATTGGTATGGCAGTATACCGGATCGCCAGATAATGTCATCATTAGAGGCGGGAAGATGAGCGCAAACTGCATGTCATTCGATACTTGGAACCTCTACCAGCAATTCGAGATATATCAATCTGCCGAACTCGCCGAATCGGATAGAGTCAACCTGTTCCAATTAGGAAGGCGGCGACTGCTACAGAAAACATCTGATCTACTTCAAGAGGGTAAACCGGTGCGCCGCAAGGTTCCGGTAGTAAAGACCCGTAAGGATGGCATAGTCCAACGGTATTGGCAATGGGCTACTGAGCGCTGGTATCGAGCCATGCCTGTCATGCTGAAAGAGATTAAAGATTTCGGCACTGGAAACAGATGTTATCGCGCTCACTTAAAGGTGATAGTAGTGCCCGAAAGCTATTCAGGGGATTGCTCTGTCTTGCAGGGGATTTATAGAAAGCGGCGGGAGTCGGATGTATTTTCCGAGCGTATTTCCATGCCAGCTATAGGGCGAGTATGTGTTAGCGAGAGGGGCGGGGTCGGTATGAAGGTCTTTGACGGAGTACAAAAGAAAGTATCCTGGCTTAGATCAATTGCACATCCTAGATTTGGGATACTCACGAGTAGGGAGCGTTTCATAAGTTCCATGTGTTTATATTTCGCTCGCAAACACTGTAAATATCATAGCGGCAATATCTCATTCGGCAATCGGGGAATGCTTATGTCACTTGGAATGGATTTAGCAAGTGTGGAACTTGCTGCGAATACAGAAAAAGAATGTATGCAACTCCTACTATTCCAGCCCCCTGAAAAACAACAGACGTTGGAATTCGTAGGCATGTATTCTGGATCGACGCTCAAATTCCTTCCGATGCCCAAAGAGGCGGTGTCGGCATGATAAATTACGAAGGGCAAAGAATTAACAAAGGAACTCGTGTTACTGTCTATGATTGGGGAGAAGGAACTGTTCAAGCCGGTCGCAAAGATGAATGTGGTCAAGTTGATGTTCTTTGGGATAATCCCGAATTAGGGATAGTTGCTATTGACCCCTACAAGCTTGATCTGGTAAAAATGGCAGTGCTGGCATGATAAACCTGAATCAAATATCAAAGTTTAACACTGGTGATTCAGTGCAGATAACCAATCCATCTAGTTTTGAGCTTTACGGTATCCTTCCTATGACCAAGGGCGTTGTAGTGTTTGTGCGTCCGCATGAACAAATGCAAAAGCTATATCCTCAATGGAGCGGGGAAGGAAATTATCTCAAGATAAAGACGGATGATGGTATGCAAAGATACATCAAAGAAGAGGATTGCGATGTGATTACACAGATCACGGGAACAATGTCTAATGATTAAATAAATTAGTAAGAACCAAGGAGGGCATGAAGCAATGAAAGACAAAACCTGCTTTGGTATTGGCGGTAAATGTGAAATTGAAAAGGATTTGCCGTTTTGGTTAAGGGTAAGGAATTTCGGCAGGTGCAAGATAGGAAAACCGCCAATCAGGCTCATTAAGAATATTAGACTGATGGAAATATCGATAATTTCCTAATAACTAACTAACAATCAAAATACAAAATCGTAGAATCATCTAAAGCCTTCCGGCAATGTCGGAGGGCTTTTTTGTTAGCCTCGGAAGGAGGATTTTAGGTTACGGGAAGTCCGGCTTTTCTTCTGGCTTCCCGCCAACGTTTTTTCCAGCCAGAAGCCTTATGTTTTATTTGCTGTAGTCGGTATTTCTCTGGATTTTTCTTGCGCCATTCACGGTTATATTGGGCGCGCTTTTCATTGTTCTTGAGTCGATACTCTTTAGCATAAGCCTTTGGGTCAGTTTGGCTTAATCCGTTTACACCATCCTTAGTATTATGCAAACTACTGTGATCACGGATAAGAATACATTCAAGGTTTTCAATCTCATTATTGGCCTTGTTCCCATCAATGTGATGTAAGCAATAACCAATAGGAATAGCACCATTTACTAATTGCCAGACATAGATATGTTCGAGAATGCTATGCGGCTTATGAGTTGAAGGGTCTCTCCAATAGAGACGATAATAACCTTCCTTTTTCATGGATCGGCAGATGTGGACTCCATCTGGAGGCATTGGGCGAAGCTGTTCGTTCATATATATCTCCCTAAATATATTTCCCGAAGTTATGTGGCAACTGGTGGGATACCAGCTTTCGGGCTGCAGACCCTAGCCACTTCTCTATTATAGCACAGGAGGACGAAAATGGCATTATTCCGTTGGAGAGGAAATGGTGCAGGCACAAAGAGTGATTGGAACGATGGAAGGAATTTTGTGGATGGTGCAGGCGCGGCATACGCCGCTGGCAGGTATCCCGGCTCTGTGGCGCTTACTTATGATGATGTGTTATATGACCAGGCGCTTGAAGCTGGGGCACTATCTACAGCCGGTTACAACGGCGCTGCCGATGAGAGCCTTTTATCATTCTGTGTTGGTCCGGCTTATAATGGCACAATCGGTACTAGCGGTACATGGCTACTCGTTGATGTGGATGCTGCGGGAGCTTATACGTTTTTAGATGGTTCCGGCATGGCTGCTAATGGGCTTTATTTAGGTGATGCTGGCGGCGCTGTGAACAGGGTATTGATTGAGGGTGGGAATATCCACCTGGACGGCTCTATCGTTGACCTGGTGGCGCTTAAAGGCACATTGGAGCTTGCTGCAACTGCCGTAGTGACTACGCTATTTTATATCGGCAAGAAAACGTTGGATAGCGATATGACGATCAATATCCTTTCCGGCGCTACGCTTTGTGATGTAGTGCAAGCATCGGGCGGAGTAACATCGAGCGCGGCGAATGCGAATGACCTTTATGTATCCGGCGGCACGTGGGTGCAAGCAGCAGGGAACCTCTCCGGCGTCGTGCGGGTATTCGGCGGAGTGTTTTACTGGAACGGCGGAACGCTGACTTCACTTCATGTATTCGGAGGACTTGCTACAGCGGCATTGTCGGCGCTTGCGCGCACTATGACCAATGCGCGAGTTTACACCGGCGCAACGCTCAACCTCGATAACAATCTGGATAACATCACGCTTACGAATCCGGTTGAAGTTATCGACGGCACGGTGATCTGGCCGACGAGGAGAACGGTGAGTTAATGGCACTCTTTAGATGGACAGGCAACGGCGCGGGTACGAAGTCAGATTGGCATGATGGCCGGAATTTTATTGACCTTGCCGGGGCTGCGTATCCACAAACTCGTCATCCGGGTAGCGTAGTTGCAGCAGGCGTGACCACATGGGTCTTAGCAACGCCTTATGTCGTCGGTGATGTTGTCGAATCCATCGATCCGGTTGGCAATCCATACTTCTTTCGTTGCATTGATGCAGGAACATCGGCTGGTGCTGAACCTGTATGGCCTGCCGCGCTTGGTGCTACTGTCATTGATAATCCGGGTGTCAATCAAATCATCTGGCAAAACATCGGAACCAACTACGCCTATGACGATGTATGGTGCGATACAAAGCTTGCTGTCGGCGCAATGGGGATCGCAGGCGGCGACTATTCGGCTGACGAGGGATTGCAGAGCTTCAAGGTAGGGCCGCTTTATGACAAAGGTGTGGGGAGTGCTGGGGCGGCGTTGATTATACATCACGCTACTGCTGCTTCTGATAAGCATTTAATTATAAACGGGAAGTCATCTATAGGGATATACATAGGCATTATAGGCAGGCAAACTCTTTACAATAATCTGATTTTGGATGGGAATGTTATATTCTCCAGTGGTGGTGGAGTAGGGGTAAAGAAGTTATATGGCCTGATTTGCTTAAAAGGCACTATATTAATCTCAACCGGGCTTTTGATTTGGCCGCCATTCCATGTAGGGTTTGTAACAGCACAAAATGATGTGAATCTTACGATAGAATCAGGTGTTGCCATCTTTGCAGGAATTCTTCTCGGTGATGCTGCTAATGTTACAGTTAGTGGAGGTAACACTATTTGCAATTCCGGTATATCGTATGGATTATCATTATTTAATGGCTATTGGGTTCAGAATGCCGCTATAAATAAACTTGATGTTTACGGGGGAACCTTCGTTTGGAACTCAGGTGATCTTACGGATGCAGAAGTCTTCAATGGATTAGTAGATGGTAGTCAATCACAGATAGCACGTAATTTAGATGATTGCACTGTCTATGAAAAAGGCACTCTCGACCTAGATAACGGCGTCGGAAACATAGCAATAGTAAACGGGGTAACTATCATTAAGGGCACGGTTAAGTTCCCGCGCGGCCAACAACTGAAACCGTACCCATAGGAGATATTAGATGGCATTATTTAGATGGCGCGGGGTCGTATCCTCGGCTTGGGATTCGGGTCTTAACTGGGTAGACGGTGCAGGTGCAGCTTACGCTGTCGGTCGTTATCCTGGGTCACTTGCACTCAACTATGACGATGTGCTGTTCGACAATGCTTTGGCGGTCGGCGCGAACTCGGTCGCTGGAGGCAACTATTCGGCACACGTCGGACTCCAGAGTTTCCTTGTTGGACCCGACTATGACGGGAGTATCGGCAGTAACGGCGCGCCACTTATCATCCACCATTCCAACCTTGCAGTCGATCCGCGGATGGTCATTGATGGTAAACTATCGACCGGAATGTGGCTCGGCGTCATTGTAGCACAGAGTCTATACGATATTAGAGTGCTTAATGGAACGGTCGTATTCTCCGGCGCTGGCACACTTGACGGCATGATTTGCCTCAAGGGTAATATCACAATATCAACCGGCGGTTTGATATTGGACACGTTATTCCACGTCGGGTATCTGGATGCCCAAAATGATGTTACGCTTACTATCGCATCGGATGTTGTATTCTCCTGCCAACCGGCAGTAAGCGGCGGTAACACGATCTGCGGCGCTTCAAACGCAGTGGGGATGCAGATGTATAACGGCTACTGGGTTCAGAATGCCGCCGCGTCGCTCATTGACGTTTACAATGGCACGTTTGTATGGAATGCAGGGACACTCACGACATTGCGGGTATTCGGCGGTCTAGTAGATGGCTCCGAATCACAGATAGGGCGCAACCTGGACGGTGCTACTGTCTACGAGAACGGCACACTCGACCTTGACAACGGCATGGGGAATATAGTTATTGTGAACGGCATAACGACGGTTGACGGCACTGTCAATTGGTTCCCGGGTACGCAATTGCAACCATATCCGTAAGAACATGGTATAATGCGGGCAGGGATAGGGTCGCGCCCGAAAAGCAGTATCCGAACTGCCTGCCCTGCATATATTCGGAAATACGTTCGGAGGTATTTGGAAATGAAAAACCTACATCTCATCTTACTTGTATTTATCATGGCAATATCATCTAGCATCGCCATGAGTGCCCTACTTCCGCAAAAGGTCAATGCGATCCCGATGCATGGAATCACGGTTGAGATTCAGCCGGAATTTGCTTATACGATTGCACAAACTGTAAATAGCGTAGATACGGGCGCATCTACATGGGAGGAATTAGTTTCCCGGTTCACGGATGGCAGTGGTAAATACGAATTAGTAGACCAATATGCAATTGCAGGCTCATTCGAGACCTGGAAGGACGGCAATGGATTTATAGGGCGATACCGAAGCATTTTGCGCTATGATGCTTCTGAAATACCTCGATTTGCTTGTATATTAAGAGCAAGGCTTATCTGGTATGGACCTATGAATATCACGGATTCCCAGATGGCCGATTTCGATGTGTTACTCAGTAGATGCAGATTCACAAATGAAATCAATGAGACTACACTCGCACAAAACTTTAGACTTGCTGAGATCGGTAAATATATAACTATCGGTTCAAATGCAGAAATAAGTAGGGGTTTGTACGATCCCATCGAAATAGAGATTCCTACCTCTTGGGTATCCCGGAATAGATTTACCGATTTAGGCATATTATCAGGCCAGGAAATTGCTGATAATTGCCTA